CGCCATGAACCAACGAAGCGGTTAGTGCTTATAGTCATAACCCATAGCAAAACCTTCATTTTAGCTAAAATTGGCACATTTGGCGAAAATCCGACTTTCGGCGGTTGGGTTTTAGAATCTAACATTAGGACTTAAAATCAAGGTTTTGAAGTCGGCGTTTGTCTAGGGGTCGCCCCCCCCCAAAATCACCACCCACACCACCCCCTTGAAAATAGCCTAATATATAGCCTAGAAAGCCCCCCATTGGCCGCGTTTAACTTTTTTGACCCTACCTACCACCCCCCCACACAAACGGCTTAGAATGGCTTAGAATGATTGAAAAGCTTTTTGTTATATTTTACCGTTCCAAAAATAACATTGATAGGGGGATCAAGCTGTCGCCTACCACCTCGTGCTGTTTTTGAGAAATTTTTTTGAAAAAAACTCTTATAATCTAAAGCCGGAATACTTGCCGCCTTTACGAGTGACTCTTGTTTGTTTTTTACCGCCGATAAAGGCGTTCTTTTCAACTGCCCCGCCAAAGACCTGAACGGTGCTCAATGAGGTATCGAATTGGTCTATCGCATGAGCTAGTGCCATCACGCAGTCATTATGTCGGCCAACATCTGTTATTTCCCCATCTTTCCACACATGAGATTCCAATTCTTCTAGCACGAGTTCGACTACCTTTCTAGTTTCGTGGTCTTTATATGGGAAATGTATCTTTCCTTGTTCAAACCAGACTCGGACACGATTAAGTAAAGCCTGTTTTAACACCCTATTGCTGACTTTGCTGCCTCTAAAATCCACAGGTATTTTCAATCTCGCCAATAAAGTTTCATAGAGTCTTTGAAAGCCGACCTCCTCACAGGCAAAGACAGGGTTATTGTATCGTTGCAGCCATTCACCGATTGCTAAACACTGCTTATCAGGGAGGAAATCATTTTGTCGCCACATATTACAAAAGTGGAGCTCACCGTTCTCGTCTTGTCGGAGGACAACCATAACGGTATAGTCCTGTCCAATACCTTGAGAGGGATCAAATCCGATGACATATCGTTGATGGTGATTCTTCTCCCATTCCAAACTTCCTTCCATATCTAAGTTCTTACGAATATGTGCTCGCTTGAATACGGCTGAATCATCATCAACCACCTTACACAAAAACTCTTGAGTGAATGATAGTTCTCCCATAACCTCTTTTTGTTCTAATAAGTATTTAAGAGGGCGTTCTTCGGGCCATAGACATTCATAATCTTCTTCATCACCGGCTCTTACAGCATCCCAATTGGGGATTGCCGACCAGGTGCCTGATTTCCATACCTTTTTTTCCAACATTTCAGTATGGTAAAGGTCTGTTAGTGACATTGGCGTTCCCACACAATACAGGCTAGTACCTGGATCCAACATAGGAGTAATTACTTTCCTGAACCATTCGGTGACTGTTTTCATATTCAAATCGCCCAAGTCAGCTAAAATATCGTCAAGAGCAATACAGGCTGGGTGTTCCCCTCGAATAGCTGCCCCAATACCCGTTGCTTTAATCCAAGAGCCGTTAGTCAAACGCAATTCATGGCGATTCCCTCTCCTTTCATCAATCATATTCCTTAATTGGGGATGCCTCTTCAAATCTTCACGCACTTCTTCTAATCTTCGTGCAGCCGCATCCTTTGAAGCTGAAAAAAGCCAGGCAGTAAATGGTTTGTTCCTAAAACGCTCAAATAAACACAAATGCAAAAGCTTTATTCTAAGAGTGGTGGATTTTGAATGTCCTCTAGGAGCAATAATACAAACGCGATGCACTTCTGCCCCACCTCGTTCTTCATATACCTTGAGCCAATCTTCAATGTGATCCCCCCAATTATAACCCAACCACTCTAAAAAATACTTGATATCTGTTTTCGCTCTTTCCATGTGAAATCCAGAAAACATATTTACACCGGCACTAATCCACTTTCTTTACAATAAGGACACTTTCTTTTTTGAGCTTCTATGGTTAGCATCCTTTTAGCAGCCCAACCACATAATTTACACCTGGCTGCAGTCCATCTAGTCATTTTCTTCCCTCTTGGTCTTGATATACACAGGTTCCCTGTCTATTCTCATAGTACCACACCATACCCTTTTTTTAACACAGGCAGTTGACGAAGTAACTCTAGTTTGACCGCAGTTATTACATTTGCGGAGGCATCTTCTAGAATTAGCAGACATCATTCCCCACTCCTTACAGGACAAAACAATGCACCCACTAAACCATCATTCCAGTCTATTATATGAGCTGATAACCCCGCTCGACTCATTACAAAGCCTTCTCGGTTATGGTATCTATCATGCCCCGCCAATGAAGGCAATTGAATAACCATAGCACCATTATTTTCAGACACAGTCTGATGATGCTTATGCCCATGAAACCAAATGTGGTTTTCGCAGAACCCCCATAATTCTCTCTTTTCAGTAGCCATAAGTGACGGCAACTTTTTAACTGCTCCAGTATCTCCATGAGTAAAACCAATTAAGCTGTTACCATATTTGACATAGGAACGGCTCTTAGGTGATACTTCTATTTTAACATCAGACACATTTTCATAGGCTGCCGAAAGGAACATCATAAGAGCCAATGAAGAATGCCTATCGTGATTACCAGGCATAAAGACTACTTGAACACGAGCTATTTTGCGTAACAACTCTATATGCTCGCGAGCGAGTTCGCAGCCGGTCATGAGTATTTGAGCCGGTGTTCCGCAGCTATCTTGATAAGTACCTCTTGTTGTGCTCCCAAAATCATTATCCACATGGAACCAATCACTACCTGCTGCTAAAATTATTTGGTCTGGCTTTCCTGGTAATTTATCCATTAGAGCAGCAGTTTTATCCATTAGTCGAGATTTAGCGGTTTCAAAGTTATATCCTTCACCTGTTTCATCAACCCAACCATATTTACCCCAGTGAAAGTCTGTTGGGGATATAACGAGGGCATAGGGTGATGTAGCCTTTTTAATATCGAATGGCTGGACTTCGGGGGGAGTCCATGTTTCTAAGAGATTTCTAAAGTCATTAAGTAAAATATATTCTAATTCCCTATACTTAGACGCATCTGCCTCTATTTCACTCCATTTACTTCTTTCAAAATCTCTATGTAAGTGTTTTCTTTTTCGCAGTAGTAAATCATCCACTAATTCACCAACATCTGCATTAGCCAACACTTCGTCAGTATATGGATCAGTATCGTGAGTCCATCCATGTTTGCGTCTATATTCATCAAACCAATTACGAGGAAAATTAAACTCACGAGCTATTTCATTGATGGTTGCGGGTTTCCCGACCATATTAGAATATGCTTCCTTCATGGCTCGGTGTGTTTCACCAGGTACTTCTATTACATCATTTGCTGCGCGTATAAATGTCAAATAGGTATCGGTCTTTTCAATATACCAATAAGACCCCGTAGGTGTCCAGGAATTGGCCGTATCTGGTCTATCGGGCAATTCTATATGTTTTCGACTACCCTTATTATCATAACGCCATAATTTCATATCCCAACCTTTAACAGACCTTGATGGGTCAAGATCATGAAGCTTTCTAGCAAAATCTCTTCTACTGCCCGTTCTCAAATTATAGTTACTTGTAATGAAGTCGTCTGCATCCATTGATTTATCGGAGAATGTCTTTCCTTATGTAGTCTGTGTTTATTTAATTCTTTTTATTTTTTATAGAAGCATGAAAAAGAATAAACCACAGCACAGGACCCTATTTACGATATATAATTTATTTCCCTATAAGCATTTACTATACTCTAAGAGTAAAAATGTCCTATGGGAATTAAAAGAATAAATTGGTATTTGGAGCTGTGCTGCGATTATTTCTTTTTGAGTGTTATAGAAACAATAAAAGGAATACTCCATATATCAAGTGAGACTCTTTCTTCGTGTGGCTGGAATATGGTGTATTGAAATCGGTGACGGGAATATAGGTGATAAAACCTGTTTATCTGCTGAAGTAATGTTGTTAGCTGTCTTGATAGAAATAGGTATTTATGTTCTAGTCGGAGCTGGTATTTGGGGTTACTTCAAGAGAACATTCCTGAAAAGGAGAAAAATTGAAAAAATACGGGCTCAAAACGAAAAAAAATGGGAGCCTCGGGTGAAAAACAGAAAAAAGGGTGAAAAGGGTTAAAAGAGAACCCAATAATCGGTAAATTAATGGGTAGTGATGAAGAGTCCTTCGACTCCCTAGTTTTGTTGAAATTATCTGATTTACAAACAACAGTAAGTGAGATTAATACGCAAAGCGAGGGGCGTGATGTTCGCCTAGATAGAGTGGAAAAAAATATAGATGAAATAAACCATAACATAGAGGACATAAAAAATAGCCCTCTAGGTCAGCTAAATAACTATATCAATCGTCAAGTATTAAAATACACAAGCGTTTTAGGCTTACTATCTCTTCTTTTATGGACTATTAATGGAGTTGCGGTATAGTGGCTTGGTATGATAGATTATTTCGCCGGAAAAAGGTAACGGCTGATATTAAGGGTGAACATATTTTAGGAACCACAGTCCCTGGTGGTCTAGCCAAAATGCGTCAATCAGCTAGTAGCTGGGATCAAGGTAATTTAGCATATTTACGAACAGGATATACTGATACCACAAGTGGAGGTATTCATCATCTCGTTCAGGAAACCAATCTTCTTCGCAGTAACTTCAAGTTCGATAATGACTTTGATATTTACGATGCTATGCTCAAGCTGGATCCCGAACTTAACGGTGCTGTTCGCGCTGTGGCTCTAACAGCAAATAATTGGCGGATAGACTACAAAGAGGCCAAAAACGGCAAAATTAGAAATGCAATCAAAGAATTAGTGGAAAATAATCTAGATTTTGATGATGTTTTAATTAATGCTGTAAGAAACCTGATGGTTTATGGGAACGATGTATCAAAGCTCGTAGGAAGAGGGGGTCAAGGAATAACAGGGCTACAAAGTCTCCCCATTAAACAAATCACAATTATTGATGGAAGAGGTGTTGATGGTAAGCCATTCGCAGCAGATGAATCAAATCCCATTATCGAAGCAAGTGAATATGTCCTTAGAGAACAGGACGCGTTTGAAATGAGATTCCCAACAAAGGAAATATGGCATCTCAAAATTGACTTTAGGAGTAACTGGCATACAGATAACTTGGGGCGAAGAACATACGGAATATGGGGAGCCTCCCGTTTTGAATCATTAAAACAACCAATTAGAGCAAAATACAACTCAATTAACAACAGGATTTCAATAGAAGATACTTTAACGAAGCAATACATAACAATTGATGCTAGTGCTGTTGAACACATACAAGACCCACAAGAACAGAAGGAAAGACTAGAACATATTATTGATAGTGTGGAAACATTACTTGAGGGGCTTCGGGCAGACCAAATCCCCATTCTCCCTCACTATGTTCAGATGACTCATGTTGATATGAAGAACACCATTCCTGATAACTCAAGCTTTTTGGATATGATAAATGCTGATATTTCAGCTGTCATGCAGGTTCCTAGAGTGGCTGCCGGTCAAGAAAAGGGTTCAACCTTCGCAGCTACTTACAATGCTAATATGTGGTCTTTCCAATCAATACGCCGACTTCAAGCTGTTTGCGAAGAATCAATCCGAGAATTATTTAGTGCTCACTTAACACTATTGGGTATATCTCATAAAAGAGGAGATATACCCCCCCTAATCTTTGAACCCCTGATAGAAGAAGATAATATGACTCTAATGCAAAGAGCATCTATGGGTTATTCTTCAGGATTACTAACTCTCAACCAAGCACTTGAAATAGTGGATTTACCACCGGAGATAAAGAGTAAGGGTGGAGATGATCGGAAAGAAGCCATGCAACCATTCGGGGAAACTCCCAAAAACCCAAGACAAGACGAATCTAAGGGAGGCGGTGATCCTAAGAATGAGTCATAAGAAAAATACATTTAATGACGCATTGGTAAATAAAACAGTAGTACCTATTATCTATTTGTGGATTTTAGCTGCAGGTGGTGTGGTGGGTATGGGTATCTGGCAACCTGACTTAGTAATCCCTAACCTTGATGGGTTCATAGCACTTATAGCAATTATAGGTGGTGTGGCATCACCCGCATTAGGTATTATTATTAGAATGTGGGAAAATGAACAACAATCTGATATTGATGGAATACCAGACGATAAAGTGCATAATAGAGAGCGAGATGTTGAAGAACACCGTCACCAAATGGATGTCGAAAAATACAAAGAAGGTATGACCTCCATTCCCAAAAAGAAGGGAGGTAGTAAGTAATGAGTAAAAGCATTAAAAACAGCGACCAGGAGTCCGTTATTAATATGGATAGCCAAATCGTATTAGAGGAAGTTAAAGTAAATCCTATTAAAATAGAGTTTGATTTGACTATTGAAGAGGCTAAAATGAATGTATCAGCCATTACCGGAAAGCAAGTAGTGATTATTTCAGGCATAGCATTTCACGAAGGACCTAATAAGAATAATTGGGAAATATCTAGAAAAGGGGCTGACTTCATATCCAAACAAATGATGAACGCAGATGTAACACTTAATCATCCAGAACCAGATGCTTTTGGGTTTAGCCGCAATATGAACGGCGAAGTGGAAGAAGCAGTAGTAGGTCTAGTATCATCAACAATTATTGAGGACTTTGCAGATTCAACATGGAATGTTCGTTATACTGCTGAAATCCGCAGACCCGAATTATTTGAAGCTCTTGAATCCGGTCTTTGGCTCCGTTCTGATTATGGAGTAAGCATCGGCGGTTCAGGGATCCCCGATTCAGAAACCGAAGATGGAGTCTTGATATTTGGTTCTGATTTTGACTTCGACCATTTGGCTATTGTTCATAGACCAGCCTATGAGCGAGCCAATATAGAAGAAGCAGTAAGAGTCAAGGTGAATGATTTACCTCCAGCAACTGCTTCTGAAACCGAAATTGACACAGGCCTTAAGTATCAACCAACCTCTTGCGAGGTTCAAGGCGAAATAGTGGTTGCTATGACTGAAGAAGAAATTATTGAAGATGAAGCGGATAATTCCCTTCAGCTTAAGGCAGAAATAGATGAAATGAAGGCTCAGCTTATCCTGGCAAACGGAAAGGTGGCGGAGTTTGAAGAGAAGGAAGCAGCGGTAGCCGAAGCAGACCGACAACAGCTAGTGGAAAAAGCTTCTGGGTTTGGTTTGACAGGCCACGAAGAATTACCATCTGGTGTTATCGCTTCACTTATTGATTCATGGGAAGCAGCACACCCAACACCTGAAGTTGTTGAAATGCGACCTGTAGCAAGTGTTGAAAGCGACTTTGTTAAAACCGATGATGCACCACAGAAGGTTGTATCTAATTGGATTAATGGCGAGCATATCACTACCGAAGAAACAACCTATGAACATTACTTTAATCTATGGGCTAATGCGTGGAATAAGCATTCGTCTGGGGTTGAAAAAGCACAACAATACAATGAAGTTAAGGAGATGATTTGAAATGGCAGGAAGAAATTACCAAGATCCTATCGTGGGAACGATGGCAGCAGGAGAGACTTGTGCAAACCAGGGTTTGCTTTTGAAGGCAGATGGTAGCGGAAATCTCGCTACTTGTGATGCAGTAACTGATACACCAGTGGGTGTGGCAGCTCAAGAAAGTCAAAGAGATGCTGACGGCGTACTTTTGGCTGCTGGTCGGGTGTCATTCTATCCAAGCGGCGGCGTGATCTTTTGTCATTCTGTCGGTTCTGAAGCATTAGTGACTGGAGCACTCCTTTACACTTCACAAACCGCAGATGCGGATGGTTCCGTTAGTACTGATAGTTCCAATTCCGCTGTTGTAGTGGGAGTATATGTGGGTGAGGCTTTGACTACATCAACAAATACTGCCGGACTTCTAATTCCTGTTAATACTAACAGAGCGGTATGGTGATAGGGGGAATAAATATGGCATCAGATACATTAAAACAAATACTGGTTAAAGCAGACACAGAATTGGCAGGGGCTAATGGTCCCGTTGCACCACCGGATGCGGTGTTAGAACAGACTCTAAGAGATTTTATTCAGATACATTCCAGAACAATTGCTATCGCTACTTCTCTAGTCGGTGTTCGCACTGTTCCCTGGTTGGAGTTCAAGTGGTATACTGGTACTCAAGGTGAGTTCACCTATCCAGTTGACGATGCTGCAATTGTTGACCCTACCAAAATCGGAACCAAGTCATACACAGTCCAGCTTGCTAAGGGTCAAGGTCGTGTGGTTTTCCTAGATACCACACTACTTCGTGGTGAATCATGGGAAAACATGGATCGACAGCAGATGGGTATTATCCAAGCTCGTGCAGACCTCATTGACAACAAGATTCTAACCGACCTCAAGGCTGGTGCTGCGGTTACTGTAGCTGCTGCCGGTGGTGGAACATGGGGTGGCGGTTCAGCCGACCCAGAAGCAGATGTTCTAAACATTCTAGACGGCATCTTCGCAAATGGTCGTGTGTCTGGTAATGAAGGTGTGGCCTTTGTTATCCCAGCCAACCGCCGAAGCATTTTGCTAAACACACAATTATTCGGAAATGTTATTCAATCACTTCAAGACCACCTCGAAGGAGTATCTGGTGGTACAACCTTTGCTTATACTCGTGATTACGGTACTGGTGCTTTAGGTTCAGATGCGTTGGCATTGATTCCAGGCGCAGGGACTGCTGAGTTCTTTGAATACAATGGACCTGGCTTCCAAGAAACTGAATTGACTCGCCTTCCTGGTGTAGGCTGGGATTGGCTCTTGACTTCCTACTTTGGTAGTATTGTTCATCAGCACCAAGACGGAGCAGCTAGCGGCACAACCTACCGAATTGCTGAAATCACTGGTGTGAACTGATTAACAATATACTGAAGGATGGATAGAAATGGCAAGAAATAATACCCTAAGCGGAACATTTAGTCTGGCAGCCGGTGACGGAGCTAGTGGGTTTAGCGAAAGCTTGGCTTCAGTCTCTTTTACTTCCGCAGAAGGCATCAAACTAGAAGGTAGTATTGGTACTTCTGAAGTGGAATACGATTTGGCTACTGATTATGGTATCACTCAAGCAGATGGTATTTACTTTGAAAACCGAGATACTACTAACTTCGTAATTCTTTCTCTTAGAACTGCAACAGGTTCAGGTGCGAATGTATCAACCCTGGCAATAGCACCTGGTGGTTGTTTCATGGTTCGTTGCGATACTTCACAGGCAGCCATTGATTTTATCGCTATTCAAGCTGATACAGCAGCTTGCACCTTCGTTCTTTGTATAGCGGAGTGATTCTAAATGGCACGAAGAGATCCTGTCGAATACGGAACATTACTCGCTAAGGCACTTGGTCGAGAACTTGACGCTGATTCACTTAAAGAATTGGCTCTTATCCCTCCCTTTCATGCGGATATAAAAGCTTTTATTACTGCTTTACCTGCTGCACCAAAAGAACCTAAAAAGAGTGTTCCAAAAGCTGTAACACCAAAGAAGAAGGGGGCTAAGTCTAGTGGCAAAGAAGAGTGAAAAAAAAGCACCTTCAAAAAAGAAGTCCTCTAAACCAAAGGTTTCAAAGGCTTCAGTAGCAAAGCTCTTACATGAAAAGGGTTTACCTGTCCTTGAAGATGATACAATTAAAGATATGGAAGCTCGTTTATCATGGCGTTCAAATCGTGGGTGGTTGATCCGAATTATCCGTATGAATCCATTTCTTGAATCCCTGGGAATGAAAAGACTCCCCCGTAAAAACCATCTTTACTGGTTACCTGACGGGGAATTATCAGACGCAGTAATGAAAACAAAAAAGGTTGTATGCGTTAGAAGATGTGGGCTTGAAGCGGTGGCAGCAGAGACTGTTGTAATTACGGAGGCTCCTTCAAATGGCGGTCACTGAAGCCAACATTAGGGCCTTACTCAATTATCCTCGTGGGTTATTGGGAGATACAATTACTGAATATATTTCTATGGAAACAGAATATATCACAAAAATAGCTCGTGGAGCCGATTATCTAGGTGACGCCACGAATCAAGTAACAACAGCACAAAAAGAAGCAGCAATTAAAGCCCTAGTCGCTAGGGATTGCTTGTTAGTGCTAATAGACACAATCCCTTCGTTTGTACCGGAGAAAGAGCAAGGACAGCAGGACATACGATTAAGAAGCCAATTGGCATCTTTTGAAAAGAGGGCTGATAAAGCCGTATCTGCTATTGCCGAAAGAGGAGGGACAGCCTTCGCTACCGGATCTACAGATACTAGGTTAGAAACGAGCTAACCACTCTTGAGGTCAAATAATGGGAACATATTATTGGGTGGCTTCTTCACCTGCTAATGCTAGTGCTCATGGGAGTTGGTCTTTAACATCAGGTGGTTCGGCTTTAGGGTCGGATCCAGGTGACCTCAATAACGGCACTTCTAACTTCATTTTTGATGGTAGTGCTGCTGGTCACTGTAATTGGGATTTGGCAAATGTTCTTAGTATTAGGCAGGATTTAGCTGAAGATACAAACGATAAGTATGTCGGAACACTCGTGATAGCATCAAATTGTTTGATAAAATGGGCTCAATTTAACGGAGTAATTTCATGTGTTGGTACTTATTCTTTAACATTCACAGGAGCGGTCACAGGAAGCCCAGGAGCCGCCGAGTTTGTGCGTTTGTTATGGGGTGATGAAACTTCATGGACTAGCAACGCAGAACGGCTTAATTTGACGATACAATTTGACCAGACTGAAGTCGAAGAATATCGTTTTGATAATGGACCATACCCACGAGTTCAATTAGTGACTTCAGTATCTAATGCAGGTCACTTTTCCCCACGAAAACCCACTAACTATATTAATAATGTTTGGGAAACTACTCAATTTTCATCACTACAAGTAACTGCCGCATTTGCTCCTCCAACATCTGGTATCACCGATCCCAAAGGAGATGCTGAAAAGATATTTGAAGTCTTGGGTAATAATATAACAGGAACAACTCAACCATTTCTTTGTGAAAAGCCCACCTTTGATGGAGGAAAAGCAACATGGAGATTCTATGGTATGACTCAAAGCCCGAAAGGTTGGGCGTTACCAGTCACAGGAGCTGTAGCAGGTCATGGAACAGCATACGGTTCCCTCCCTTCAACCACATTCAAAGCTTATTTCCACAGAATTGAATTGCGAGCAGCTACCCCAGGTGATTCAGCATATTTATCTGAAAACACTCTTCTTAATGTTTATTCGTTTGGTATCTATGACGGTGCATTTCTATTTGCTAAAGGTAACTTACCATCTGAAATACATTCAGTTAAACCCCCCACCATGAGAGGAAGCTGGTCTTTCCGCCAAGTGGCTGAAGGGATTTTTAGATCCAGTGTGGCTAATACTGACTTACCTGACCAATGCTTGCCCGTAGTAGCGGGTGGAACAGGGAATCAGGCTTTTGTTGCGGGTTCTATCCCCTATGGTAGCGGTCAATCCAGCTTATCAACACTAACCATAGGATCAGCCGCTCAAGTATTAACAGTCAATGCTGGAGCTACCGCGCCTGAATGGGCGGCGGCTTCAGCAACAACCCCACATACAGCACATATTTCTCTTTCAACAAGCGTAACAGGTTTTGCTTCGGGCGCATACACAATATGCCCTCTAAACACATCAGACTTTGATACTGCGACCGCATGGGATAATGTAAATAAGTATTATGTTGTTCCAAGAACAGGTAAATACTTCGTATCATTTTCTGCTTCTATTCGCTATACTTCATCCTCAGAAGTCACCATAGCATCATTATATGTTGATACGGGGGGTGGTTTTAGTAGCAGAGCAAAGACGACTTATGGTAGGGGTTCGGGTGAACCTTCTGGTGGTTCAATTTTATTAAACTTAGATGCAGGGGATAAGATAGCACTTTATTGTTATCATAATGGCGGTAGTGGTAAAAATCTCATTGGTGATGCAGTTACAGAAGGTATAACCTTTTTAAGTATAGCGGAGATTGTTTAATATGAAATCATTAGAACAGGTATTGTTAGAGAACTATGCGGGTTTTGACCCAATTTTATTTCCCCTTGTCCAAAATGACGGAGATGGAGAATACTTTAGGCGTGATTTATGGCCTTCTGAATTAGGAGAAGCACCATCAGACGCACAATTAGACGCTTGGTTAAAAGAGAATTAATAAGACATAAGGAGGTTGGAATAATTATGGCTCGTATTGGGAAGGTTGTATATCGGCCACCTGAAAGGTGTTATACTAACATAGAGATAGAAGAAACAGAACATGGTCTTAAGATTTTCAGACGAGGTGAAACCAAACCCTTTACCTTTATTCCCCACTCATCAGTAAAAGAAATACTATTCAAGGAGGATTGATATATGGATGATATAGAATATATTATTGGTTTAGCAGTTGTTCTTCTTGGGCTTGCTTCGTGGGGTTACAAAAAGTATAAACTTCTGACAGCTGACGGTAAGATCAGCCTAAAAGAAGTCATTGACTTAGTGCGTGATTCAGTGGATAAAGCCGAAGAAGTAGCTGACGACATAAAAGAATTGGAGGATTAAACATGACATATTATTGTAGTGCGGCAGATGTTGGATCGAGGCTCGGCCTTAATTCAGCTCAAAGGGATCAAGCGAGTAGCCGGTTGGCTTCAGCTATTCGCAGGGCCACAATTGATATTGATACTGAGTTCAAATCATACGGAAGAAGCACTCCTGGTCGAGAAATCGCTGAAACTACACTTGACGGCGCACACGCAGCAGGTACTACTACTGTTGATTTGGCTTCAGGTGGTTCATTCGGTGTGCCAGGTAATGGGAACATTGATGGTGATTCTTTTGCCTGGACAGGTCGTGCCGGTAATCAATTAACGGGAGTTACAGGGTTATCAGCAGACCACGCAGACGGTGTGACAGTTCAAGAAGGTGAGTTTGCTCATGTTCTTCGTGAAATATGTGCTGATATAGCCGCCGGTTATTACCTAGAAGATGAAGCGACTTTCCAAATGGGCGGAGAGTCGGGAACGAGCCAAGTGATAAAGAAGAGGGCTTTAATGAATCTGAGCAGGATTGCTCATCTAGGATCGGTGGATTAAAGTGGTTGATTTCACAGGTTCATTAGTGAGCTTTGAAGTTAAATTAGATGCTAAAGAACTCAAAAGAGCTATGCAGCTAGCTCAAAGAGAAGGCCCAAAGCTCGTTAAAGAAGTATTGAAAGAGCGAAGTATTTTACAACAAGCTGCTACTAAAAGGTGGTTACGCAAACAAGCAGATTCAACTGGTTTAGGGGGGGTAAGAGTCCCTCCAGATGGAACAATTAATTCTCAAATGAGCCGCCATGTTTATATCAAAATAGCAAAATCAATCGGTTGGGAAGAATTACCCGATAAGTCAGTAAGAGTTGGTTCTATGCCATTTCCAGGCGGTGTTGAAGGCTCTCATCCTAGTCGTAAAGGTCCTGCAAAGCTTGCAGCTATCCACCAATGGGGAACAAATAGTTTTGAGTATGCTGACGAATTAAAAGAAGATAAGGGTTTGATTGTTAGAAGCAGCACCAGGTTTTTTGCGGTGGGTTCTTCTAGTAAATCAAAGACTCTTTCTCGTGCGGTTGCACCAATGAAGCCTGCGGGAATGCACCCTGGTTTTGAACCGATAGATTTCTTAGGTCATACTCAAGAGGGAATTGAACGCAATTTTGAAAAGGATTGGAACGAAAAAATAAGAGAACGATGGGGGGCTAGATAGTGGCAATAGCAACAAAGGAACAGTATTGGGGAAGTCGCCTCAATGGTGAAAACCCAGCTTTACCAGTAACACCTGTAGGGTTTAGTAATATAGCATGGACTCTTTCATCGGGTTCATCCGGTCAAGGCTCAGCATCTGATGGTTGGTGGATAATTAATGCTACTAGCGGAGGTCAGTATTGGGCTTCGGATTTGACAGTAAGTGGTAACTACACAATAACAACAACCCTTAAGTTTAGCACAGCACCTAATAACGGTGAAGTATTAATGGCTATTGATAATGGCTCTCACCGCGTTGAAGTGAGGTCTAAAGGAACAAACGCTAAATTAGATTTGGTGGGAGCCACCACAGTAACTACTCATGATCTTGATTTGGATATGGGAGATGATGACGCCGTTCCTGTTATCCTTCGTTTAACTCTAGACTCTTCCGGTAATGCTAGGCTTTACATGAGGGAAATCATTGAAGATGATGATGGAGCTACCCATTACTTATCAGTAACCGGCTCATCATCCTCGAGTTCGGGTGCATTTTTTGGAAATACCACAGGGAATGTGAGTTGGGCATCCGTTTATACCACGAATGACGGAGCATTTTCTCCAGACGAATTAGCAACATCTGATTGGGCTCAAGATACATTAATTAGAGCAGGTCTTTCTATTGTCAATTTATTGCGTGATAGTAATAGAGTATATCTAAAGACTCATGTTTCAGATTCATCTATCATTTATGGTTATGATATATCATCTAAAATGCTTGGGCGACTCCGACCACCGACAATCCATGTTATAACCAGGAGGATTGATTCCCCCGAGTTTACTGTTTTAGGTGGAGCTAGAGTGGATCAAAATTATGAAATCACAATATACATAACTACTAGAGGTACTAATTACAAAAACGCTTACCGTCTAGCGTTAAGTATAGCAGGTGAAGTCTTTGATGAGATTTACACAAATACAGGACTTGATGGCAATACAGACTCCATCACTAATTATTCAGCAGAATTAGACTCAAAGTTAGACGATGATGAGGTAATTTGTGTGCATATCCTTAACTTTGACTACATGAAGAAAATTAATATGCGCCGCCGCTGATGGTGCAGTTTAAGTATCAATGAGCACAAAAGCTTGGGTTTTTAGAACGAACCCTTAAATAACGGATAGATCCTCCGATACAGTAGAAGGTGTTGAAATGACAGTATTCGCAAATCGTTACTTTGGTTTGGATCAAGAAAGCAGCTATGGAACCGGCGCGGGTTCTTATGTTTGGGGTGAAGTGGATGATGAATCCCTGGCTCCAAGTTATGAATTGATGGATAGGGCTGATATGAGTCGCTATGCTACTGCAAAGAGTGTTTCAGGAAAGGAGACAAGTGCTGGTGGGGCTAATTTTGCTATCATGGCTGACGACTTTATGGGTAATGTCTTGAAGGGTTTTTATCCTACTGACAGCAAGACCGGAGCCGGTCCTCAATACACACATACTTTTGCTGAAAATGGAACTTTACCATCATTTAGTGCTAAGGTCGGGCGAACAGATTTTGAACATACATATACCGGCCTGGTTATGGATAGATTGTCATTTAGTGCATCCCTCAACGAATACGCTATGGCTAGCTGTGATATGCTAGGTAAGATGGAATCAGCCCCAACAAGTTCAATGAGTACACCGTCATTCGCTGATAGTTTGGATGCTATGCACTTCGCTAACATTGATGTATTCTTTAAGGGTAATGCCTCCGCTTCACAATATGTCAAGTCATTTGATTTAGAATTAACTCTTAATAGAGATGGTGATAATGCTTGCGGGTTAGGTAGCACAACCTATACTCGTGCTCCACCTGCACAATTGCGTGAATTGTCAGGTAGTATAGAGTTCGCAACAAATATCGTTGATAATTCAGCAGTATTAAGAACACCTGACTACGATGAACCAGAATGGAAAAACCTGGTTTCCGGTTCAACAGACCGAACCTATAACCCAGCCGGTTCAACAACTGCCCTAAAGATTACTCTATCAGATACTTCAACTACACCTAACACATTGACAATTAATATCTTCAAGGTTGTATGGGAAAGTCCAGAGTCCTCAGTATCGGGCAGGGATACTCAAACAATGAAATTGCCTTTCAAGGCACTGTATGACGCAGGGGGAGCAAACCAATTATCGCAAATAGTGCTCGTCAATACCCAATCAGCAGCATATTAAGTAATAGTATAGTATAGTAAAGAAGTAGTGAATAGAATGCCAGTATTGAAAAAAGAGTTTGAATTAGATAACGGAGCGAAGTTTTGGGTGCGTCAAGCATCTGGGATGGAAAAAATGAAAATTGAGAACATTCAAGCAAGAGTGTTTAGGAGATTTAGGCACTTCGGAACGGATCCAAGTGAGTGGACTCCTGAACAACACGAAGAGTTCGCAGTTGCTATGGATGAAGCGAATGCAGGTGTGGAGGCGCAAATGTTTGCGTGGATTCCTCCTTGCATTATTGATGAAGAGGTCGATGTTAATATGATGACTTCAGAAGAATTACGCTCTCTCCTCGCCTTTGTAAGAGGAGATGATCCGGATGGTGCGGTCCCTTTGGGCGAATGATGCAGGTTTTACCTGTATTGATGCAGGCCTACAAAGGCGTTGTTCCCTCTCAGATTTACGACCATTACCAACAAGAAGGTGGTTGGGAGCGACTAGAGTTCGATCTTCTCATAGCAACAGAAATGCAGGACCAAATGGCAGACATATACGGTTCTGCTTCTTCCCCATCGAAAGCGAAGGCTATTGGAGAAAGGAGAAAACAACGAGCGAATCGGCGGAGGGCGGCTGCGAAGCCTTTAACTGACGATGAGGCTGTAGCTGCACTAGAAGATTTTGGGATAAATATGGGGGGTGATTAAAAATGGCAAGAGTTGGTGGTGCAAGAGTTTTCTTTGATGTTATCGGGAGATTCCAGGCGGAACGACTCTTAGCCGAAACCCAAGCCGGAATGATGGCTCTTCAATCAGTTACTGAAGCATTGATGATTGACACAATGACTGGCCTCCAAGAAGCTTTTATGTTGGTCGGAGACCAAATGAGAGCATTAGCCGATTCCACCGTTCCCGTAGCCCAAGAAGTCGCTAAGGCTCGTATTGAGTTTGAAAAGTTCGCTCGTTCAATAGAAGATTTTGAAGAATTGGATAGGACTATTCGTGATTTAGGACAAGCATACGGATTCACCGCAGATAAGGCACTACACGCCGGAGCAAAGACGGCGCAATTGTCCGGCATCCTAAAGTCACAACAAGCAATTGCTGCCGCTACTGAAGCCGGTATTCAAATGGCTTTTATTGGTGGTATGGAAACCGAAGCCGCTATGACCCGCCTTATTCAATTACAACAGCAAACCGGATATATGTATGGTGGTTTGACAAAGGAGGCTTACGCTCAAGCAGATGCTATGACACAAGCCAGGGCTGTTACTGAAGGCACTACTAAGACTCTTAACCAATTGAACACCATAGAAAACCGAAGCGCAGCTACTATGGCTCAAATGACCTTCGTTATGAATCAGTTTGCCGCGTCTGCTGTTTTGGCTGGGGATAGTATATCAGAAATGGCTGCTATGTCGGCTACCTTGATTGAAGCCGGTGAAGAACAAGGTAAAGCTGGTCGAGCTTTGCGTATGGTTTATGCTCGTTTAGGTGCAAATACTTCAGATAACAATCAGATTCTCCGTCACTACATTGGAACAATCCGAGATGCTCAAGGTAATATGTTACCACTAATGGAAATTATGAAAAACCTAGATAGTGTTTGGGGTGATTTGACGGATCAACAACGACAGGGAATATCTCAAGCTGTAGCCGGTAACGACCATTATGTGAGATTCCTTAAGTTAATGGAAAACTTTGACCGAGTAACTCAACTAAATAGCCAAGCCATGCAAGAGTTAGATAAGGCTACTGAAGAAGTATCACTATTCACTAGCGACCCTGCCGTTATGCTTGATATGACTAGAGCCAGGATGGAGGATCTTAGAGGGGAAATAGGAGATGAATTAATCCCTGTAATGAATGAAATGGCTCTAGCTGAAGAACAGATGCTTCAAGGCCTCCTTAATGTCGTTGGTGCATTAGAATTAGGAGGAGATTGGAAGGGAAAAATAGCCATGCTAGGTAAGCAAATGGCTTTGATTAGCCGCTATGGATTTGAAACCTATATCAACATGAAGAACATTGTTGTAGCCATGAGAACTCAGGCTGTTCTTCAAAGAGCATTAGGCGGCGAACAGTTGGCAAGACAAAAGCTTGCTGGTGCTTCAGGAGCAAGCCTGAGCAAAGATAATGTTTTATTGACTGAACGACTACTTCTCCAAACTGAAATCAATTTACTCCAAGCTGAACTGCGCGTAAATGAAGATGCTTTTGGCCTCGCTTATGCAAAGAAGCAAGAACTAACAAAACAACAGATAGTATTGGAAGAAGAACTAGGTCAATTAAAATCACAACAATTGGCCTATGAGCAAGAATTAGCAACATTCCTCGTATCAGCACAAACAGCAGCTGAAAAAAACGGTAAGGTGAGATTCAGTCAATTAGAATCAGAACACAATAAAATGGTGTTGTTAAAAGAAACGGAGCTTGAAACATTCACAATAGCCAGGACTCAAGCTGAACAAGAAATCGCTATTCACGAAAGATTAATGATGACTGTTCAACGGAGAATAGACTTAGCAACAGTTTTAGGTAATAAGATCACAAGTGAAATAGCTGCTAAAAAATATCAACAGCTTCAAGATGAAGGTTACACAGACAGAGCAATACTGAATGAAATAGAATATACTGAAATATCACTTCTTAGTGCTGAAGAAAGAAAGGCAGCGATAATAGCCGAAGATGCTCAAAACGGAATTGTGAGTGACTTCAGGACTAGGCGAGTAAAACAAAGAATGCTTGAAATGACTATGCAGGCTGAAAAAGAGGTTGAAAATGCGGAAGTTAGAAAACTTGCTCTTCAAGGTATATTAGGTGTTGAAAGAGAACAATTACTTCTTACAGATAGTTACATAGAAAGGCACATGGCGAGATTGGCTATTGACCACCAAATAGTTTTAACCGAAGAACAGATAGCAATTGCGACAAATGAATACAATATAGTTTTAGCCGAATTAGCAAAAACAATTACTCTAGTTAATGCCGGTGAAATGGAACAGGAAATGCTAACTATTTTTCTTGAAGGGGCCACGAGGAGACTCAATGTAGCGTTGAAGGAATTATTAACTGATGAACAACGATTGGCTTTAGAATTGAACAAAGGTGCTGCTGCTATGGGAGCACAATCGGAAGCAGCTAAAGTTGCTGCGGTACGAATGCAAAAAATTAGTAAAAGCCTATCTATGTTTTCATTGGCTGCTACCGCTGCCACAATGGGTATTACTATTTTCGGTGATAAATTAGGCCTGGATCCAGAAGAATCAGCCACAGCATCTATTATCGCCATGAGTATCGCTATGGTCCCCGCTATGGTTCAAATGGGAGCAATGACTGTTGAAATGTTAATGAGTGCTAATGCTGCCTTGACATTGAGTGCGGCAATCTGGACTACTGTTGCTGCTGTCGGAGCACTAACGCTAGGTGTAGGTTTAATAGCAGCCTTTGCAGCTAAATCCATTGTATCAAAGAAAAAGGTTGATGAATTGAACGACTCTCTAGATATTACAAACTCTCTCATTACAGATATTAGCCAATCGGGAATTGAAAACGAATTGATTTCACCAGATTTCTATTCAGCTGTTCTCCGCCGAGCAGGAATGGATACTCTAGCTGATATGGATTTGATTAACGCTTCTCAAGGCAGTTTACACGCTTACGAAACTTACCTAGAAGGTCATATAGCTCACTTAGAAACTCTCAATGATGATTTAACCACAACTGAAGGAAAAATGGCAGACGAACAGTTGAAAATCCTAAACAAGCATCTGGAGGCTGTTCAAATGAAGAAAGATGTTTTGGATGCTTACGGTGTTTTAGCAAATGACGAACAATCAATGAAGCAACAGGAGATTTCAGTGCTAAAAAGCCTTTTCAAAGAAAAGGAAGCTCAATTCGCTGAAGAACAAAGCTTTTGGGATGGTGAAACCTTAAGTGACGCTAAACAAAAGGAGTTAGCAGATATTCAAAATGCTATCAGTCTGTTAGAAACTGGAGAATTAGCTGATGATTGGGTAGTGAAGAGTCGGGGAGGAGGTATGATACAAACATATCTCCCTTCTGAATTAAGGCATGATGCGTTGGCTATAATAGAAGAATGGAAACAAGCAACAAGAGATTCCGCTCAAGTTATTGTTGATGGTTGGGAAGCTCAAGGAAACGCTGTATCAGATGCTGCGGGAACAATTATTACTGGGATTGAAGATGCGACAACAGCATTGGATGATTTCAGTTCTTCACAAGAAGAGTTCTTCTATGGTGGTGATTATGAATTGCTAAAGGGTGACCTGGTTAAGCAGGTTATCAATAAAGGAGCTGAAAACTTATTGGTTAATACTGAAGTTAATATGACGAATAACTTTCATGGGCTGACTATCCCAGAAATAGTGACTAGAGTAGCAGACCAAATACTGGTCGAATTGGAAACTCGGACAGGGGGATATTCTAGTGGTTAGAACTGTTGATAGAAAGCTCAACTTTTGGATAGCTGGTTACTACGATGATTATAACGGAGCCAGGGCGTTACCGGATGATGCGAATACAGCAATCCCTTCTAGTTACGATGGTTACGAAACAACCCATCAAGGCAACCCCATGAACGGAAACGCGCCGCTGAATCCACGCTATCGCTATTCCTGGGTGGAAAGAAAGACCACATACACCGCGCTATCCGGTAACACTACCTGGAGGGGACCATTCGGTGCAATTTTGAATGCAGGACTTGAAGCTTTACCAGAAGTCTATCACAAAAGATTTCTTCATAATGGAGGCATTCACGAATACATCACCCACGACAAACACGCTTTAGGGTCAGAAAATGATGGTACTATCGGATATGCCGGAAGAGCACAATTAGAATACCCCTGCACTTTAGTTGGTAACAGGTGGATATACGGAGGATATACATCTCACTACTCAACCGCTCAATCCTATACTCTTTTTTGTAACGGTTATAATACTGATGGAGAATACTTGGTATGGAGTGGGAGTACTGACGCCACGCATGGTAGGTCATTAATCTATGGTGCTGACTTCCAAATCCCTGTGAATTGGGCTTCCGGCAGTAATGGTATGTCAGTATCAGTTGCTTCTCCGACAATTCATCAATACGGTTACTTAACTAGCATTTGGAGTAATGTTTGGCATGATCATAGTGGGTGGCCGTCTTATGGTCCTGACTATCGCGGCGGAGCATGGACTCCTAACGCACAAACAGCTCAAATCAAATCTCCAGCCGGAAAACCATTCTTTGCTTTAGCAGGATTCCATGATAAAAGCCTAGTCTATGGTGGAGGAGCAGCTTTGACCAGGTTATTTCAAATGTTATACGATGGTGATCTAAACCCCTCAAGTATTGAAGATTGGTTCGGTATTAGAATGTCCTCTTTTATGTGGCAAGCAGATGACCACACCACATATCAAGAAGCTGACGGACAATCCACAGGAGTTAATTATTCTCTCAAGGTCGGGTATGATTCAACGGCTTCTCTAGTCGCCGGAGATAATGGGTATAAAACATCTGGTGGTTCTAATGCAACAGCAGCAATTGAATGGGTATTTAACCCTGTTTCAGGTGTTGGTGGTGGAGGCGCATGGACTGTTATTCCTTATGAATGGAATACTGATGATACCACAAATCTAAGAGAATATACCAATGAAGATTTATGGAAGGATATAGAGTTTAAGATTGATTGGGCCAACCACCAATACCGAGTATATGTTGATGGTGCTGAAGTTACCGGAAATACCTTAATGCCTGGTGGAAATCAAACAGCCCCTTATTCCTTCGCTAATGGTAGTATAACTCCTTCAATTGCTTACGGTTGGCAAATTGAATATGCTCCTATCATACAATCTAATAATCGGAGTCTCCATGTTCATACTCTAATAGACAGAACCTATTGCGGTAAGGATTTGTCTAATAATATCCCAATTATGAGCCCTGTTACTGATCCAGATATTCAATTTTCAAATTGGAGTCTTTCCAGACAAATCAACGGCATAGGAAAGGCTGTCTTGACATATTATGATGATGACAATAACACTCTATTTAACACACTACTTCATGGAGTATCTGAAGAACCTAATGATTGGGAATTACTTGCTTTCCGAGATAATGTGGATAGGCCCTTTTGGAGAGGCTTTTTAGATAAAATATCAACGAATCAAGGGAGGGATAATGAAAAGAAAGTTACCTTAAGAGCCTCAGACGCTCTAGCTGTTATGAATCGTTCTATCCCTATGTGGGAAATCGGTCAAAGTTCTAGGGGCGAGTTTTCCATAACAGATTTTAGGGAAACAGAAATGAGCAGACTTTATGAACGGTTGAATACAGGCGTTAAATCCCTTGAGATTCACGAACCAGAAATATCAGGTACTTATGACGATGATTATTCCCCCCTTAAGAGCCAAAGAACTCTTTTACATTCCGGCCATCCTATTCAAATGTATGCTGGTGAAGATGATGATGGACCTAATCAGGTATATCGCGACTTTGAGGCTTATCCAATAGCTGGTATAACAGATATGGGTCATTCTAGCAATACTCAAGCCAACCAATTCCGAATCTATTTCCCCAGGACAAGCGGAACACAAAATGAGTTTGTTGCTGGTTTAAGTGTTAGTGATACTATAAAACTCTATAATTTACCTCAACGAACATACTATGGAGATACTCAAGCCGCTTACAATGCTGCACCACATGACTTTACTGTTGAAGCCATCGGACAACAAGGTGGAGGTCTAGGTTCTGACCAGGGCAACCATAGTAGCGGTAGGCCCTGGGGAGCTACTGATATTAATAATGTGGATCAGGATGCTGACCCAACGGGAGAGTTTTTCTTTGATTGGGTAGTAGTTAGTAAAGGAGCCTCAGCGGGAACGGATTACTTTACACCTGATACTAAAATCATCTATCATAAGCTTTGGTGGGGAGGTAATTCTTGGCCTACTCAAACACCAGAACGCTCAACTCATGCTAATTTTAATGCTAATGGAGACCAAAATCTAGCAATTTGTGTTGATGGTTTAGTGAATACTGAATACGGTATGGCTTTAACCAGGGATTCAATAATAGGTATTACTGATTATTGGGGAGGTGAAGTTCAGCTTAACCACCATTGGTACGCGGGCGGGAATATGGCTACTCACACACCGCAACATACTACCGAATGGACTGATACTTCTGACCCTAATTATGAACACATACATTCTGCAACCACCTATAAGACAAAATGGGCTGGTTTTTCCTATGAAGGTATGCACCGAGTAGTCTATATCAGGGAAATGACTCAAACACTTATTGATGAATGGAATGTAGCCGTAGCAGCTTATGTTGCTAGTGGAGCATCGGGAACAATGGCAGGTCCTGTTCAAAACACCCCATATACTGAAATCGGATTAATGACCTCATTCAAGGGCTTGGTTCAAGATCCGACTTCTAGAGGTTCATACGGTGTGAATCCCGTTACATATAATCCCGCAGGAGGCTCTAATGATATATCAGCAACTACTGCTATGTATATGTCAGTCTGCAAACCAAACGCTTACAAATCAACCATGCGACCACCTAAGTTTAATTACAGGGATATACACGCTCGTTGGATTGAGGATCTTAAAAAGTCAATGCGTTTTAAGCAACTCTTCGCCCCGATAGAAAAGACTCCTATTGTGACATTTACAATCCCTCATGCTCTAGCCACAAGTGATACTCAAATAACCTGGTCAGGAACAGCCGGTGATTTTAAGAGCCGCTATGCTTATGTGGCAGCTATTCAATCGGGTTCAGGATATTACGGTCAAGATGGTATAGACATACCTAACGATGGAGCTATACTTGAGTTTTGGTCTGCAGATGGAACAACTCTTTTAGATACTGCTATTTGTGATGGAACAGTCTCAACAACCGGCTCACTTTCTTACGATAATACAATATATCCGACCAGATGTAATGCTTCCAACCCATCAATTCCTGGTCAAGGAGGTTTTTTATACCCATACGAACCCAATCCAACCGGCAGCGCAACGCATGATTATCAAAAGCACTGGTCATCTAGAGCCACCATGACATTAACTACTGGTCTTGATGGTGTATGGGTCTATATCGGAAAGCAATCAACGGATCCAGCAACAAGAAATGGGCTCAACGCTGAAGGTTTGGCTTATGATGGCGTTTGGCAATTAGAATTAGCTGACGCCACTAAACTACCTGGTACTTCTTCTAGACCAGGAGGTTCTGCATATTCTCGTATAACAACACCAACAATCACAAGCCCGCGTGGTCGTGGTTCTGTATCTCAAATATCAAACACTACTGTTTATTGGTTGAAGGATGCTGATGGTAACTACCTATCCACTAGAGATAGAGGCTTTTGGGATACTCAACATTTGACTACACCTGGTTATGTGGGTTCTGCAGCCACAATGGGTTCGTTATACTTTGGGGCGGGTGGAACCTTTACTATTGGGAATCTTTACGGTCATTCAGTTGATATTCCTACTGGTGCAATAGTGAAGGTCAGGAGATATCGCGATGAATACAAACACCTTTGGGTTCTTTGGGCTGATATGAGGAACGATGGAACGGCTGATGCTGACGGTGGGAGTCGTAAGACTGATTTTGGTCTCATTTATCCCGTTTCTCAAAATTACGATTTATCATTAACCTATGTGGATCAAAATGATACTGAAGGGAATCTAGAAAAGTATCTCAGTTTTTCAGTGGGCGAAGATTGTGATATTTGGGCGTTTGATGCTACAAGTGAGTGGGTTCGTGACGCCAAAGGTGAAAGTGATAAGGCTTGGTCTGCTATTAGCGGAGCTAGCAACGATGAAGATAACAGTATGTATCACGATTGGGAGGATAAAGCTGGAGCTTTCATAGTCATAGACTTTTCTAAGTTTTTCAATCTTAATACCGCAGCTAATGGTGGTAGTACTGGTCGTAATTCTGGTGGTAAAAAGGATTTAGGAGATTTTGAAACTGACAGCGAAGGGAGTCCTATTTTGGTTGATAACTATTGGTTGCAGGCAATAGCCAATTTCAATAACTCCGAAGGAGAAATTAGGAGAAATCCGAAGGCTAAGTTTTTCCTAGCAGATGTTCAATTGGCGACAGAATCAATCCGAATAGGTGATAGCAGTATAAACATTGAATCAACAACGCTATTCCCTCAAGTGGGGGTCGGCCTCCTAACAGCTACTGACGGAAATACAATTGAAAGAGCCTATGTTTCGTGGAACGGAAAAGGAGATACTGAACTCTTGAATGTTTATACTGTGGATTACTACCAAATGGCTACTAACATTACTTCAGGTTCTTCTGGTGTAACTGGTATGTTAGACGCGATAGAACAAATTATGATTTCAAATACCCTGATGAACGCAGTAAGATCATCATCAACCACAATAAACAGCAATTGGGAATTAGCGAAAGAAGATGAAGTAGTACCAGGTTTGACTTGGGAACAAATACAAATAAGCAGTAACTTAGCAAACCGCATCCCATTGAGGCTCATGCTCAACCTTGAAGGCTTTGTTGAATCCAGGAATACCGGAACATATTATTTACATGATAAGTTCAGAATGTTGTGGATGCTAGGTCTAACAAAACATTGGTCGCAACAAACAACCTTACCATGTATTCACGATATTAACAATATCCCTATTGCCAACAACCATGTAACTGATTTAACAGTAGGTGCTCCCTATTATACCGAAGATGATTTCGGTTCTGTTACAGATGTTCGTGGTAAAACTCTTTTAGGAGCTATCCAAGAAATAATAACTGGTGCCTCTTATGGGAAAGTAAATGGGCATTTCCTCAATTGGGGATTCTTCATGGATAGAGATGGGAGATTTGCTTTCCGACCTCCCTATAATAGCGGTTGGATTCTCAATCGCGATAACATTAACTATTCCGACTTGACAACAGATATGTCAGGACAAATTACTTCAGTGAGGGTTTTCTATCGCGGAGGTAAAAGCTTTGTGGATTACCCCGAACCAAGCTCAATGAACACTAAAAGTAAATGGAGGCTCGTTGAAATGCCAGATGTCGTCAGTTCTTCCGAAGCAAGAGCTATAGCTCAAGCGGAATACTCCAAAGCCAAAAAGTCTAGTAAAAAGCTCGTGGTTGAGTTCATCAAGGATTTGAATACAGATGATAAGATGCTCGGTGGAGCTAGATATGGGTATATTGCAGACCCCGCTACATGGTTTGGTGGTCCCGATGGTAAGCCCGTAAATCAAGAGCAGTGGTTTTGGGGTTCTTCTATGGGGGGTTGCCCCCACATGGGGATTCAGAACGGCTTAGACGGCAATTTAACGGGTTATGCTGGGGATGGAAAAGACATAGTGGGTATTCCCTTCGGAGGAGAAGATCATTGGAACGGTATGGGTTATGACCCTGCAGATGTTCAAGTGCTCAATGGTTGGATCGGTGAGCATGGAAGGGGTGCTTCGGAGTGTGCTCATTTTGATACATACAGGACTCCCGTTGATAATGCTGCTGCTGCGACTATTTGGTTGTGGCATGAATGGTATTATTGGTATGGAGCAAAATCTCTTAGTAAGGCTGTTCAAGTGGTTCATGTTCCTCAACACTTCCCCTATGTTAGCGGAACAAATACTGCTGGTTTTAGAAATCACGAATTAAGAATAGTGGTGGCTTTAACACCTGGTCAAACTCATGGCGATATAGACTCTGCAACATTTGATGTTATCCTGTTTGATCCGTTGATTGATGATGATACCTCAGCCACACCAACATTTTCTTCTAGTGAGCGCGGTAGTGGTGGTATCGGTTCAAGCACTTCATCCTCTAAGGTTACTGTTAGAGCAAATGGTTTGTGGGAATGCCCTGTTCCCGCTTCGTATGTTGCGGGTTCAGATTGCCCATCATCAGCCACCATAGTTTTTTCAGTCAATGTGGATTATTTGCGCTCACTTCTCCGTCACCGATGCTATCACCCAACAACAGCCATAAAGTGTCAGAATGCTCACAACCTTGATGCAGTTTATCAAACCGATGGGGGTTCGTCAGGAACCTTCAACCAAAACTCTTTATTCCCACTCGGAATCAGACATTATCCCGAATACGGTTTGCCAAATGCTAGCTCGACCTTTTACGGGCATGGAGGTCAAGCGATTTATCACGCGCCTCGTTTGCATATCGTGGATGATCTTAATTTCAATCCTGGACAAATTGTGCATATTACAGACGACAGGCTTAGTATGACTAACGAACAATATCTCGTTTCTCGTGTTGATTGGGTAATCAATGGTCGTAATGTTGAAACTGTTAAATTAACATTGACTGAAGATACTTCAAAATTATCTGGAGATATGTATGGCTTCCTATACCCTCAATTGAACACTTCACAATCTGGAGGTAGTAACAATGACGATAGGTATTGGGGTGGAGGAGGAACTGGAGGAACATCAGGTACTTCTAACAAAGGAGATAGTGATAGAGGAAATACTGATGAAAACAAGGACATTAAAGACGATGGTTCAGAAGATACAGATTACTCAAGAAGGGCAGGCAGTTCTAGCCAAAATCTAAATGTTAGGGGTGGAACGCCAGGTGGTAGCGGAACCGACTATCAGGGAAAACAAACAGGCATCAATGAAATTGAAAGCGGCATGATTAACCGAATAAAGGACAGAATGAACATGGGTTCTGATATTAACGCAGGTGGTAATTTCGGACAGGCATTAGGTGGATCTTCACAAAAGGCAACAAATCAAGGAGTATCTTCTGTTCCAAATGTCCGATTCCAAGTCACTTCGGGAGGTGCTGTCAATAGTGATGAAGGCCTGGTTTTACCAGGTGTGTGGCCTAGTAGTACAGGAGAAACTTTGAACCCAACCCTTCACGAAGCTGAGGCAGTTCTAAGCATTCCTAACAATGTATCTCAAGCAGGCTTCACCATAAATATACAGGCATCATTAGGGACAATAGCAGAATTAAGTAGTCAAGCTGTATTAATGGCTAAGGTTGAAATCATTGAAACAGGTGATTCGTTCTCTAGAAATGTAATTCTAGCAAGATCCACTGAGGGTGACTTAGGGAACCCTCATCAAGTTATCGCTCATAACACACCCACTTCTGCCACAACAAATGAGGGTTCTGCCGGTGATAATAGTAATAGACAGCACTTTGGAGATATTGAACGCACTAAATATGTATTAGCTGAAAACGCTAGATTGAAGGGGAGTGATGGTGCGGGTAATACTATGAAAATTACTCTTAGTAGGGTCTTTGATGGAACGGATGATACTGCTGGTAATCACGCGATAGTCATTCACGATTTAGATATTATGTTCAAGGCGTCTCCTCTAGCAGGGGTTAGTGAAGCAGCTAACATTGAGCCATATCCAATATACGATAATAAGAAAAATCTCGGAAAGAATCAAGACAGACGGCGTGGCTCTTTCTGAACGCTTAAATACCCCCTTAATATCTTAAGGGCTGTGCGGATGATCGGCGGTGAGTAGGCTATTCCAGGACAGCCCATGATTCACCGTAAGCGAGCACTGGCCGCACATTTTATTTTTTACGAATCAGTCAGATTTCAGATTCTTTGAAATCTCTTTTTGAGTATGATTGAAAATGAGCCAATCCACGAAATCATCCATCGTTGGAAACTCCATGTATTTAATATCAGGGAATCGGCAATATAGCTGCAGCTTGTATGCTTTAGTAATAGATTTCATACGAGCTACTTCCCTAGAAGCTTGCTGTCTGCTTAATTTCTTTCCTCGCCTGTAAGGTTTGTATTTAGTGCCATAAACGACCAGGAATGGAACATTTACTGCTTCACTTAGCTCCGCCAGCTGATTATTGATGGTCCTGCCGTTGCGACCAATCCCCATGATCGAGCGGTAAAAGTCATTAATCTCTTTTGCCTCGATCCCCCAATCACCAATGATATAATCAGCTGTTTTGAGTCTTTGAACACGAGCTTGACCTTCAACACTAAGTTTATTATCTCCTAACTTTAGGAGAAGCTTATTTTTCAAGATAGAGTTTTCCCTATCATCAATCACTAGCATAAGTGAGCGGAGGTATTACTGCCTTATAATTCTTGTCTGACGCCCCAAACAAAACCACCCTGGCTCTTTGGTCTAGAACGCCCTCCTTTATTATTGTAATCAACGAGTTCAAAACGCTTATCCCTGCCAAGTATCTGATTAAGGGAATTAGTGTTGTGAGGCTTCATAGTGTATGGCCTCCCATTTTCCTTCTTTACTGCAGTTAATAATGTTTCAACAGGTGTTTCTCCATATATCTCTATGTAATTTACGCAAGCATCCCTAAAATGCCTGAATCTCAATCTAACTCCATAAGTCGCTGCTTTTCTATTAACCATATTATTTCCTCCTACTACCATCATCTCGCCAACATGACCCAGGGCATATTCCCCTAACTTCAAACCAGGCACAGGATGGCGCACCTTTGTAATTCATGCAGGACTTAACTCCATCCCTTGTTTTGTGAGGGTTATAGTCACGCCAACCAAGAGTTTCAATAAAGCTGCATATACTACCCACCATTTCTAACCGCTCATCAGAAGATATTGTTTGAGGGTCACTAAACCACCTCATATTTTCAGCCAAGTGTTGAACCAAAGCAACTCTTATTTCATGTGGGGGGTTATCGGTTCGTATTGCTCGGTCTAAGCATGGCGGTATAGGTATGTTATCCACCGCGCCCCCTATAAGGCCGTCTATGCGCCTTTCCTGCGCCGGTTCTTCAAGGGGGTGCTTCTTGACCCATGATAGGAAATCAAAGCCTTCCTGTGGCCGTCTAACGCCCCTATACGGACATAGGGATTTCAAAGAATTATTGGGGGAAAGAGGTATTTCATAGCCTATGGGGTTTGCTAGGAAAGCCTCATGATCAATCACTACACACCATTTGTTCCTCTTGGGATTGTATGTATCGGGAATGCGAGTAATTTTCTCTGGATAACCTACTCCATCTAGAGTATTCAGGCCCCTGGCCTTTTGGCGTTGAAATCTTTGAAGAGCATACGCCCAATTTCGACCTGATACCCCCTTATTGAATAACAAATGAACATGAAAACCCCTGCCCGTAGCAATAATTCTAAAATCTCCTTTAAGACGAGAACATAATTCAGCTACTTCCAGCTTAACACTATCCATATCTCCCTTGCTGTCAAAATCCCACCATGCTCGATCCATCACAGCTGTATCATAATTAACACGCATTCGTTTAACTGAATATAGCTGCGCAGTTAATTCTTTGAAAGAATAAAGGCTGGTATAACACGAACTGCAACCATTGAATAGGTGAACATATCTCTTGAAATCATCCATTGTTTTACACACAGTCCTCTTAAGACCTATCTCGCGTGGGAAATCCATTTCAATCCCTCACGACTCTAACTGCACCACACTTAACACAACACTGTTTTTTAGCCTTAATCGGTGTCTTTCCCTCTTGACCCATCAGCATTATTGTTCCATCTAACACTTTATGCTCATGATTCCCACATACAATACAGGCAATTGGTATTTCATCCATTTCCTAACACTCCCAGGGCTCCTTTTCTCCGGTGCTTATTTGTTGGTCGCATGACATATTGAAATCACAGAATTGAGTGCAAAAGTAGTCATTCCATTTCATAGGCCAATGAGCATCTTTGATGCCAGACACTACATCATTTAATGATTTGGTAAAGGCTGTCCTGGTGCGCTTTCCGATGGGTTCAATAAGCATAAGACCCTGCTCTTCCCCGTTCAACACAACCTTACCCCTCTTATTTATCAAGGATAGGAGCATTTTTTCATTGGTGCAATCGGGAGTAAAGACGCATAAATGCGTGACTTCTCCATAACCAAGCTCTTCTAACAAAAGAGCATAGAAGCACAATTCCTTTCGGACTCTTCCAAGCTTTCCTGAAGATAGCTGACCCGTTTTGAGTTCCACTACGCAAAGGCCACCGTCAGGGTGACGGAAAACAGCATCCGGCTTACCGACCAATACTACTCCTTCCGCTTCCCAAAGCCACTCTAATTTATCTTCAAACAACACAGGTTCAAATTGTTCCCATACCTTCATCCGCTCCTGTTCTATTTGAATCATAGCATCAATAGCAGGATCGTTTGGAAGATCAGGTAAATTGTTGAAAACATTTGAAATGTCCTCCGCTGTGCTGTATTTACCCGATTCCCATTCGGTGTTGAAGTCCTCATAGACTTGGTGGATGGCCGTTCCCCTCAACATGGCTTCAGTAGCCGGAAAACGAATATCTGGCAAACCCCAGTAATTCCACCAATACTTACGAGGACACATTCTGTAATTTATGAATGAGGATTTACTAAGCCTCAATAAACCTGAACCTTCGGGGGTATAGGAGCTAGATGCAAATAATTCACTACTCATCGTGGACATCTCCTTGTAAGAAATTAATCAAGGCAACCATTATAGTTTCCTGTATTCTGTTGTAACACGGAATATCTATTTGGATAGCTCCCATCAGGCTTCCTCCTTGTCCGTTTGGATCACATTGAGGACATTCCATTAAAACATTCATAACTGGATGTTCAGGCTCTATTTCACCTGATTCCCAATTAATACTATTTGCTATGGTGTAGTTACAGGTCAAACAACAAGTTACACTATCAGGTATATCAGGTACCATAATTATCCCTCCATCATACTGTAAACTGCATCAACCCATTCGTTCATACTGTCGGAATAATCATCACTACCAATCATCCAATCAACAAGAGCCACCATATCTAGAGGTTCTCCATCTTCGTCAACCAATTCTTCGGGAGCTCCGACTGCAACTGGATCTTCCAAAAATAGATTCAAGTATCTGACTTTGAAACACTCTTCAATATGGTTGATATCTGGTTTCTCAAAAACATTAGTGAGCCACAATCGACCTGCATTTTCCCAATCACACATCATTAGCCCACCTTCTGTTCTAACCTACTCCGGTTTTCAAGTACCACCATATCTTCAAATCTCGTATCTAAGCCCTCTAGATGAAGGATGCAATCGTCACATCTGTCTGGATCTTTACCTCTTATTATCTTATCGCATTCAACACACTTACTCATTCTTCCTCACCCGTCACTACTTCACTAATGGTTTGCTGACCAGGAGGTAAGAAGTCTATTTCATTACCACACTTAGGGCAATTAGGGTCTGCCTCCACACCGTCTATTTTGGGTACTAATACTGTTGCGTCACAACCTTCTGTGTTACAATCATGAGCTTCTATTAAGTCAAGGTGGCTCAATAAAGCAATCATTAGTGAGTTTATCCTTTCGTTGTCTTGAGCAGACATAAAGAACGCCATTTTGACATTCTGTTCTAAAGTATCTATCCTATCATTCAATTCCTGATTCTTTGTCGTTTTACGCGAAGCGCGCCTTTCATCCCTCTTATGATTCGCCATAATATCAAGTTATAGTCGGTATAATATAAAGGATTCGCTACAACCATTCCATGCTGCTTTTACCTTCCCACTCATTCAATAATACCTGGAAATCATATTTTGCTAAATGATAATATGGTTTTATTTTATCCAAGAGGAAACGCTGCCCTATGTGTTTATACCCTATTTCAGCTATATCCTCTATTTCAGATGGATCATCAAAAGCAATATACTTACCCTCACTATCAAGAGTCACCCAAAAGCTTGAGCCTTCACCATACCCTTTACCGAGCCACTTATTAGCCCAAGATGCTGCTGCCCTGGCTTCAGATAACACCTTGTATTTATCCAAATCCCTATCCAATTTACCTCTAATAAAAAGATCCTCTATCGGAGAATACACACCATCCCGAATATCCTCAATAACATTCAATAGGGATTGTCTGACTAACATATCGGGCTGACCCTTCAATATCATGGATATAACATGACCCATAGACCACTTAGTTATTTGAGGCATTCTGGATTGCTTCATCTCTATACCCTTGATATAGATTTGTTCTTCAGGCCATTGGATATTACAGGCATAGCGATTCTTTCGGTGAATAAGAGCGTATGACGCCCACTTTTCAAACTCGGTGACTATCGGATAAAGTAACTCATTCAATTCTTCTAGCAATTCTTTTCCGTCTGAAACAGAAGGAACCCTAACAAATACTGAATCGGTATGCCCATAGACCACAGCATAGCTCCGCTTCTCGCAAGCATCCTTTAATTTACCCAAAGTGTTTCGGCTGGTGTATGTTATAGCAGCAGCTACGGCGGGATGATACAACCCATACCTACTGTCACCCGCTGTTCCATACATTGAAGCGACTAAGCTCTTTGTAGCATATTGGAGAGAGTCATACATTCTCCGTTCTATATCCGTAGTAGCAGACTTCATTTTAGATTTGTATTCATCCCTCAATTCAGTCATGTAATCCATCTGCCTTTCAAGCAGACCTTTCTTTGAGGTATCAAAGCACAGCCCGTTCCCAATATCCTGTCCGTTTTCATCAATGGTTTCCCATGAGATACCATACTTACTGATATTTGAATGATACATAGCCCTCACATCAAAGATACCTATATTTTCATAGATCCCAGGCACCGGCTCCATTATATCAGCACCTTGATAATCTTCCTTTTCAAATTGAGGTTTTGAAGGAATACGCAATTTGAACTCTTTATCCCTAAGAGCCAAAACAGTAAATAATTTGGTTATGAAAGGCGTAGCCCTGAAGTCACAACCGACTAGGTGTTGAACAGCCAGGTAGTGTTCTATGGCATTATTTATCGAGTTTAATTTGGAGAGCAAACGCACATCTTGTCTGTTGTAATCAACATAAGTGCCGAGGTCTGAATAATAGGTATCGTGACCGTCAGGTAGGGGATTCTTTCTTTCACCTAAAGCTTCTCTTGCAGCCGTATCTAACTTCTGATTTGGTAATTTACCGTTCTTTAGCTGCCACAACCTAGACCAAGCATCCATCAGGTCAATACACAGGCGACCAGGAATAGGTTGGTCCCAATCTCCATAATCGTATCTATGTCTGCCTAAAGGTGACAGGCTATTGGGGGATAACCTATTGTGTTTGAGGCGTTTAGCCAATTGTTGAATATCAGCCCACACGACAGCCCAACCAGTAATAACATCAGGATCTTGCTTTTTGAGAACGCTCAAAAAGTGCTCCAACATGGTCTTTTCATCATTAAATAATAAAGCTGGAGTTTTGAAGTGTATTTCACCTAAACCGTCTGGGTGATTCTCACATGGCATACTGTATAATTTCCGATGCTGCTTCCAATCATCAGATAAAGTTTTGCCCCCCCGTTCATGCTCGGCCTTCATTATAGTTCTAGCGTCTGAAAAAGTCTTTTTATCAGGACTTAAAATCCAAGTATAATCCTTCTCGCTGAAAGTATCGTGTACTGTAATGACAGTAATTTCACCTGAAATTGTTTTCCACTCCATATCTAAATACCAAACACGATGCTCATAATTGGGTATCATCAAATCCTTATCAACCAGGACTCTATTTACGAATGGTATATTTGCTTCCCATGTCTGATAATCTTTCTTCAGCTTACCAACATCTGCTGGATCACCGAACACAACCTTAGTGAGGGATTCACCATAGATGCCCTTATACCCTGGTTGTCTGTAATAGCATTCTATAAACTGTGCGTCAGAATCCTTGACGAAGCAATAAGGGTGAATATCTCCAATCCTCATTTCTTGGCGGTTACGATATTCATCTCTATATCGGATGAGGATATTTTTACCGCGCAACCGTTCCACTATCATAATTAAATCAATGAAGCGGTTGCTTATGAAGGATTCTATCCTCGCCTTCCTCTAGGCCTGGAAGGTATCTCATGTTTCTTTAACCATAAATGAATCGTCATTGGGCTGACTCCGCAGGTGCGAGCTAGTTCAGCCATAGTTAGCCCTTTAACAACATAGTTTTCAACGAGCCATTCTTTCTCTCGATACAACCCTAACTTATCAGCTAGCTGATAATCTATATCTAAAATAACCCTCAATCCACCTACTTCTGCCTCAACGCGATGCTTTCCTAAACCATCTAATCGCAGGGGTATCTCATATTCTTCTTTCGTATCGGGGCGGCTGATAATTGCCATATCTAAATCTCCTAAAAATCGTTCCAATATAAACTCTTCGCTATAACCATTCAGTTTTATCCGTCAAACCTAACTTTTTATCCACTTGAGATAGACGATCTTCTGCCATTTTAATATAATCATCTCCTATTTCAATACCACAATAGTTCCTCCCGTTCTCTAGGGCTACTTGACCCGTTGTAGCTGTTCCTGAAAATGGGTCAAGCACTATCCCTCCTTCGGGGCAACCGGCCTTAACGCATGGGGTGATTAGGTCGGGGGGAAATGTAGCGAAATGCGCCCCTTTGTAGGGCTTTGTAGCCACTTTCCACACGCTATGGGGGTGTCGCCCCTTCGGGTGTGAATGGCGGCCATGTGTGCTTATGTAATCGTTCAAACCACGCGGTCTTGAACCCGCGCCCATAGTGATTTCACCTGCCCTAGTCATAGACATACCATCAAGAGTAACTTCCTCCTTTGATTCGGTTTTCTTTGGCGGTTGCTTACCAATGACAGGGTGCTTGGCCTTGACTCGGATCGAGTCAGCATCATAATAATACTTCTGTTGCTTGGCGAATAGGAATATGTATTCGTGAGCCATAATTGGTCTGTCGGTCACACCAGCAGGCATAGGGTTTGGTTTATGCCAAATAATATCTGAACGGAGAATCCATCCTCGTTCTTGGAGAGCAAGTGCTATGCGCCAGGGAACTCCTAAAAGATTCTTGGGTGCTAAGTCGGGGTTGAGTCGACCTGGGTATTTCGGTTGCCCTTCACGAATACCACCTTTACTGTAATCGCCTCCAGCACCACCTGATCCATTGTAGCAATCACCGAGATTGAGCCATAGTGTGCCATCATCCTTCAAGACTCGCCACACTTCATCAAAAATCTGACATATATGTTCAATGAATAGCTCAAGAGTCGGTTCAAGACCGAGCGTTCCCAACCATGCCCCGCAGGGGCAAAATCCATAATTGACAGATGATATATGAGTATCACCATTGAAAGCTCCGAACAAAGGATTGTTTGTTCCGCCTCGTTGTCCTGATTTGACTTCAAACATTTCCCATTCATGCTCACAATTGGGGTCCGATATTGAGGTTTCCCAAATTGAGGGTTCGATCCCATAATCCCTCAAAGCCCAATAAGGAGGCGAAGTGACGCAGGTATAAGCGTGTCCTGCAGGAAGCTTTCTAAGCTCATCAAGGGCGTTACCTTGTATTATCTCATAACCACTCTGCATTTGTGCTCACCTTCCACGACCAAAATAACTCTGCATCTTCCCAGCTAGCTGGCTCCCCAATATATTCAAACGACCAGCAATCTCTAAGGTTTGCTTTCCATCCATAATCCTCATTTCCAGGATGGGTATGCACTTTCCTAGATACTGCTGTTTCTTTCCAATTGGGATTGTTGATTCTGTGAGCCGCAAATGCGATATGGGAATGGCGGCTGAAATAACGACCACCTCCGCGCACGACCATTGAAGCGATAAAGTCTGACAGCTTGACTCCGATGCCAAGCCCTTGATAGTCTGGTAACACCACCGTTCTGCTAGCTCGCCAACCATTAGGTATTCCTCCGTTTGGGAATGGTAGTGTGCATGAACAGGCCACAGGGACTCCGTTCCATGAGGCAATAAAGATTTTGGCAACACGATTCAAACCCTCCGTCAGATAGTGATGCTCTTTGAATAGGTCCCACGCTTCATAGTGCGCTCGGTATATTTTGAGTTCAATTGATGGTCTATGAACCGACCACCCCCTGGTCTCGTTCACGATGGTTTTTGCATCTAGAGGGTTGTAAGTCCAATCTGGATTCAACCACTCTAGAATATCAACATGGCAGGATGATACGATAACCCTTCCACCTGATTTTCTAATATACTTTTGAAGAGCAAAGCTTGCTGCTTTCGCAACATTCCTATCAACAACTGAAGTAAACTCATCAATAAGGATAGGTTCTTCGCTCGTTCTTGAATGAGCTATAGCTGCAGCCAGGTCTGCCCTGAATTGTTCACCGTTTGATAAGTGGTGATGAGGTCTGACCCATGAAGGAACGGATGATAGACCGACAGCAGAAAGAACACCGGCAGCATCTTCTGGTTCTAAATTGAATGAATGCCCTATATCGCTGATGATAGAACGAGAACCATCCCATTTATGCTCGTATGGCTTACCGAAGGTATTGAGTAGTGTTGTCTTACCACAGCCAGATGGACCATGTATGCAACCTATACTGTAATCATCAGGAGGTCGGATTAGATTCTTAATAACTGTCTTTGATCGTTCCTCTAGAGGAATATCAAACATCTTTTCAGCTATCTTAGTGTATTCATCATGCTTCACTTGACAGGTTAAAACAATATCCTTTACAACCATTCATATTCCTCCCTTTGCTGATATTCGTATTCCGATACGAGATGATAAAACGAACCACGCATAAGCTCCAACCAACGGAACGACTGCGTTTCCGAGGGCTCTAAGCTGATCCACCCTGAGGGCATTCCCATTAACCATTCCACGAAGCTGGGATTCAGGTATAGCCGGTCTAAGGTCGGAGAATCTGTTGATTGCGAAGTTCCAGGCTTCTGTTTCGTTTGGTCTAGGAGGCCAGATTGGGTGGCAAGCACCGTTGAGTTCAAGCGGGAAGCCTTTGCTCCCTTTTTGATTGATTGAGATTTGGGATTCGTTACACCCCGCGATGCGCTCGCTATCGGGGTCGGCCACCATTGAGGGGTTATCTGTTCCCGAAGATTGCTTGGCCTGGCTCGGCCTTTCCGATGCCCTTCCATTAACCTCTTCATTCCCTCTTCGCTTCGTTGAGGCATGAAATCCAGCGTGTTCGGTGTAGCCCATGATAAAGAGCCTTTTTCGGAGGTGTTGTGCTCCGACTTCTGCCGCTGAAAATAATCCTGCTTCAACTGAATAACCAAGTCCTCGTAAGTCGCGTAACACGGAGGAGAACCCAAGTGTGAGGTGTCCTGGTACATTTTCAAAGAACACGATTCGGGGTCTGACTTCTCCGATGATCCGTTTGAAGTCAGGCCATAGGTGTCGCGGGTCGCCTTCACCTTCTCGCTTTCCTGCAACTGAAAATGGTTGGCAGGGGTAGCCTCCAGAGATGCAATCCACTTTTCCACACCACTTTGAGCCATCGAAGGTTTTAACATTAGACCAGATAGGAGCTTCATCCAAGACATCTCCTTCCATTTGCGAGATAAGTGTGGTAGCAGAAAAGGCCTCCCCCTCCACATAACAAACGGTAGTGGATCGAGGACAAGCAAGTTTGATTCCGAGTTCAAGCCCACCGATTCCGGCACATAAAGCCAGGACATTCACTATCAATCCCTCGGAATTATACCCGCTTGAAAGACCCAGCTACCATCAGGTAGTGTGATAAAGACTCTAATACCTTGACCTTCAGCCCTGAAATCTATGAAGTCTAAGTGACAGTCACCCGAATACGGTTTGAATATATGTTCTAAACCTCCTTCAAAAGTCCATTCCCAATCATCACCTTCAAGGTCTGTATGCAGAAGAATGCTAGTAGCTCCCTTTAATTCATCACCAACAAATACTTTGAACTCACCATCAGTTAGATTGAAGGTGTATCGGTTCAATTTTTGATTGTTGATAGAATCACATCGTAAAGCTTCAAACAGGGCCACAGCTTCAAGGGTCACAGTAAAGAATGGTTCCCTCAAATCACCCGACTTCATCATATATCCGTCACGACTAAGCGAAGAGGATAGCTCAACAGACTTATCTTCCCATTCACCAATTGTTTCAGAAGAATGAGGAAATGCTAACCCGTTCAAATCCGCTATCAATGAGGTTTGCTTCCCGCCGGACTTGACTCGGATCTTACTATTTTCCATGCTCAATTTGAGGTTTGTTCCGTGTGCATTCAATACACCCAAAAGACGCTCAATATCAGGAATTGGTATGAATGTGCTTTCACCCTCTGCCGCTGCTTTGAATTGTGCTAGGCTAGTCTTTCCATCTCGCACTAGCGAAGTAGTGGTTATGTTGCTACCATCAGAGCGAAGAACACAAGCAATAACCTGTTCTTGTAATTTGCCCGACACACTTTGCTTTCGTTGAGTCAGTTCTAATAATCGTTTAAGGGCATCGTTCCGTGTTTCTATTGTCATATTTTCACCTTGAAAGCGGTATAATATAAAGGCTTGCATTATAGCCATTCCGGCTCTTTTTCACTCCAATTTTGTATTAACTCTATATTTTGCTTGATAACATCACGACCCGACCTCCTCCACAGATTTAGATTGTTCGCCCAGGTGCTGTTATCTATTGAGTCCACTTTCTTACGCAGACACCAAAGAATCTGATAACGGCGGGAAACTCTAGCCACATGGATTTTCAAATCAGTAGTGAGTGCATACTCAATAGCCTTCACTTTGAAATCCCAATCAGACCCTCCAATGAAGAGATATTCAATAACATTCAAGAAAGGCTCAACATCTTCTGGTGTGAATCCATCCTGGAGGACTAAAGCTTTTGGGTACTCATCACCCCAAAGCTCCACAGCTTGACGAGATAACTTAATACTATTTTCCCAATCCCCGAAGCGGTCTGTCAGCACTACGAAGTGAACGGGATTCGCTACGGCAGATATAGCTGATTTCATATCGCTAATGTTCTTGGCTGGATCCAGCAACTCATCTTCGTTTCTGTTCCTGTAAGCTCCGTTATCAACGATCATCGGAATATCGTCAGGTGTTCTTGTTGCAGGACCTTTTGAGCCTTTGGCCCAACCGACATTGTGAGGTGTAACCAAATAACCATCAGGAGTATATTCCAACCACTTTAGGAGCTTGCTGGGAACCATTGATAAAAAGACTTTCACACTCTCACCCTAAAAGGGCCATGACTAGGAGCTATACCTGTTACTTCTATACTGAGATGGGACCACAAATCTTTCAAACCTAGAGCAAACTCTTCAACCGTTGTTCCGTGTTGTCTGCTATCTCTAGCGAATTGCTGTATTAGTTCTTCGCAGTAACATATATCAATATGGTGTTCGTCACTCACTATTATTGATATGTCGTCACAAAAAAGAGTAATGGTTAATGTTAATTCATCACCGTTGAACCTGCACATGGTCTTGAAAGGGCGTTTGCACCAATAAACCCACGCGGCGTTTAAGGGGTCTAGAACGGCCTTTCCTGCGACCCTTTTCACTTCGGGGTCACTTACCCCCCATACGGGCATAAAGGGCTTACAATCGCCCCCTATGTTATTCATTATCAACACCTACTACGACAGCTTCGGTAGTTAGTAAAAGACCCACGATTGAAGCTGCTGCTTTAAGCGAATTAATCACCACCAAAGCAGGGTCAATGATACCACCGGCCATAGGATCAGATATCTCATTTTCTTTGGCATCCCAACCTTCATTCTTCTCCACCATACCACCAGCAATTATAGCAGCCCACTCTTCTGTCCGACCACTATTCTTTACGATTTGATTAAGAGGGGCAGTAAGACCTTCAAAGACTACTGATTTCGCAGGTGTCAAACTACCCGTTGCGTCAGGGTCTGATAAACAGTATTCCCATGCACCCTTTACTAACATCATACCTCCACCAGGGATCACACCGCCCTTAAGGGCAGCCCTGGTGGCATTGATAGCATCGTCAATACGAGCTTTCTTTTCATAGAGTTCTGCTTGGGTTGTAGCACCCACCTTGATTACAGCAATCTGCCCCTTGATACGAGCAATTCTATTAGCGATTTTCTCCGCAGACCAGGGATGGTCTGCATTTTTCATTTCTAACTCTAATCGTTCCATCCAATCTTCAGACGGTTCATGTTCGCTGATAATTATTGATTGAGTATTTGTTATAGTAATACTAGCTGTTCCGAGTGGTGTTTCATCACCCTCGATTTTCAAGTCAGCAATTCTATCACCCAGATTTTGAATAAATGTGTATGCTCCAGTTCTTTCTGATATATCAAAACATATATCCGTTTGGTCTTGAGCATAACCTGGTAGCTCACACACACAACAATTGATATTACCCTGCACAACATTCAAACATAGGTTCTGAAGAGCCATAGGTTTTATAGCAGCACAATAAACCACTAAAGGTCGCTTCTCCTTCTGCGCTACTTCTAGGGCAGGGATTAGCTCTTGGAATTGTGATATTGTTTCGTCTGTGCAAAGCACTAGAGCATTATCAAATCGTTGCTCCTTAGCCCCGTTCAATAAGTGGGGGGATGCTGCACCCGTCATTACTTCCATACCCTCTATCATTTCAAGAGTAGGTCCTGGATCGAGGGATTCTTCAACAACAACAATACCTCCATCACCCACATTAGAAAAGGCTTCTGATATAACATCACCTAGAGGTTCATCTCCATTAGCTGATATGGTGGCTACATTCCTCAATTGACCCATGACAGCGGGTTCTGCTTCATCTAAAATGTAAGCCACTACTGACTCTATTATTGTATCTATTTCCCTCTTTAACTGAATTGGGGTTAGGTCTTGAGATATAATTTGGGTATTTGCTTCGTGAGCCATAGCCTGCGCTATAACACACGCTGTCGTTGTTCCATCTCCCGAAGCTTTTTGAGCTTCACCGGCAATTTGCCTCATCAATGAAGCTCCTAAATCCTGGAATGGATCCTCTAAATGAATCTGATTTACGATGGAAACTCCATCATCAATAACAATTGGTGCTCCCTTCGGGGAACGATAGATAACTGTTCGTGCGGCGGGACCGAGCGTTATTTTGACGGTATCAGCTACTGCATCAATACCCTTTAACAAAGCTGACCTAGCATCTTTTCCTCTTTTAACTCTTGTCATTAAAATACACCGCCACTATTTGCTCTTCAGCTACTACGAATTGACCGCCTTCTAGCTCGATCAGGATTTCCCCAATCCAGGCCACTAACTTATTGTCGTTATGACGCCGAGATACTCTAGTGTTTGCTAACTTGATGCCACTCATTGTTCTGGTGTGTGGTTCTAGAATAACAAAACCAGGTTCAGAAATCCAAACCATTTTACCACACCAAATCAGGGATACCAGACCATTCCACTTTACCATTCTTGACGCCCAAAACAGTATGTTCGCTACCGAGAAGCTCCATGTTCTTACCTTTCATTTCTTCAATACAGGCTTTGACGACCCATTCACCGTCTTTGAGTGTCTTATCACTTTTAACACCGGCTGCCTGGTCTCCTTTCTTCATGTATCGTGTTAGGAATATCTGTTGATTCATCATGCGCTGTGTTCCATCCACCCAATCAGGGCGTTCACCGACAGACATGAGAACCTTACCACCAGAACCATTATCAACATAATTCTTAATGTCCTTGAGGTGGAATGTGAAGCATCCGAATCTGCATGGCAGACTAATCAACCGACTAATGGTATCTCTAAAGTATTGATTTCTGGTTCGCCATTCGGCCTGATTGAATCTATCACCTTGAGCTACATCAATAGGGTTCTTTGAGCGATTGAGAAGTAGCCAAGTCATAGCAAACTCGCACCACTTTTGAAAGCTTGAGCCTCCATCAAAAATAAATCCTGCGTGATCATCGGGATTTTCTCTCATATCCTCTGCAAGCATATTAATATACCACCCTGCCTTTTCAATAACAGCGTGCCAGCGAACAGTATTATCCGCATTGAATAGGGATTCATCTGCTTCATCATAGAGGGGGATAATATGTATATCATCATCGTCAGGGTATGCGTGTCGGATTGTTGAAGCTGCAGAATTATCTAAATCAAAAATTGTGATTCTGCCTTTAGGCATAGTCTGTCGTATCAAATCAACAGCTAAACCTGTCTTAGCAGTATTCTCACGACCAACCAAAGCCATACGAACTGGAGCGTGTGTAGTTCGGCGCGTGGTAAAGAGGTCGCGGTAATAGTCACCGTCATACTTTGGAGATTTAGCCTCCTTAGCGGATTCAGCCGTAGCTCCCCATCCTTTACCTGCCATCATTCATCCCATCCTTCGTCTGAATTATTTGCAGAAGCAACAGGTGAAATTGCATCCAATACCCACCAACCATAGTTAGAGAACCGTGTGTCACCCTCTTTGGTCTGCCAGGGCGCACCAACCACTACGATTTGTGAGCCAACGGCGAAGTCAAGTGAAACCCCTGCGGGAACCACAATGTCAATTGAAGGTGCTGTCGAAGTAATATCCAAATCACCAACGGACAGGGTGTAACCACCCTTCTCTCTTGGGTCAATATGAATAACCTCACCAATAAAACCAACCCATTGACCCCACCAATCGCTGTCCTCGCGGTGCGATTGGTAGTAATCAGGTAAAGAATGTAGCCCATGTAAAAACTCGGTTACAACGCTAGGAATGATCCCCTCAGGCCCTTCATCACCAATTGCCAAAGGAGGACCGCTGAAAATACTCGCCAATGAATCATCCGGTTGGAAGTCAGTAACTCCCGCCTTTGAATATAGGTTGTTGTTTCGGCCTGGTTTGACGGCAATAGTGCCAGGTCTAAAAGCTTCATACTGGTTCTTAGCGATTTCACCCGACAAACGAACAGTAAAAATATCCAAATCACCTGTCGTTCCGGCTTCGCGACCTAAGAATAAACATTGTCTGTCTAATTCCTGAAGAGGGCGTGGTGCGCCGTATTTGAAATTGCTATCTCCTGATGGGAATGTGGGGTTAGCCTTATCCCAAACAACATAAAAGCTGGTGTTTTCGTCTAGCTCAAAGATCCGGTTCGGTTGTTCTGATACTTCGTCAGTTTCAGAACCCACTTCAAATGCTTGCTTCGCCAAAAGAGAAGGATTGAAGTAGCGCGTATAAGTGCCGTCATGGTTGTCCTCAAAAATAACCACAGAACCTTGAGATACTAGGCTTTCGCGCCCTTCTTCATCAAGAGAACTCAAAGTCTTTTTCATGCTTTGGTAGCTGTTACGCCCCCAATCTTTGTAAGGAGGTACTTTGACTAACATACCTTCATAACTGGTACAACCGCTTCGTGCAATCTTCGCACGCTCACTAACTATTTGACGCGCTGCTACGCGAAGTGCCATTGTTTTGCTGTCATCTTCATTCTTACCTGAAGCTGCCCACGCTGCACCTTGTTCATTCAATACCCGTTCCAATCTAACGGAAAGGATATCTGTTCCTACTCCGATTTGTTCTGCTACTTTTTCTATTCCGGTCATAACTATTTCACCTTTTGTTTGTATTTGTGGCTAATAAGCGGTAGCATATATAGGCTTCGGTTAAGGCTATTTGGCTCGCTAATTTGCACATTTCTATATCCCTCTTTACATGATCCATTCTCGTACTAGCATATTCCTGCCCCAATTATTTGAGGTACACTTCATACATCTGACTCTTCTAGAAAGCCTAATAACCTTATAATAACAATGAGGGCACTCAAATAATCTCCATATCCCTCTCATTTTCTTACCCATTTCAAACACCCTCTATTAACATACGACAGAAGTTATGAAGAACCATTGATGGCTCGACACCATTAATAATGTCACGCTCGCTGGTGATAGCTGCATCTATTACACGCAGCTTAGATTCGTCTTTAGCTCCTGTCGCGATGGCGTGGTCAAAAACAGCCCTAATCGCTTGACGAGGATCACCCGTCAATTCTGCCACAGCTAAATCTATACAACGCTCCTTGAAGCACAGACGCAACACCTTATTACTATCAATAAATGGTCTGTCTAGAGTTAAGAGGAATTGTTGTTTTTGTTCTTCGGGTAAGCAGGAAAAGCTTTGAAGAGCATTAATAGCATTCCGTAAATCCCCAGTATGCCTGGAACAAATACGCTGTAGATCACCCTCAGTTATTTCCAAACCTTCATTAGCTGAAATCCACGCCAACCTCTTGAGTAATGACTCATCATCTATTGGCTTGAATGTCCTAAGCTGACAACGGGATTGCAGCCAGGGGGATATACGGCTTAAGTCGTTACAGGTTAGAATGAAGTATGCTGTCGCATCCTCAATAACACCCTTTAGTGCGTCTTGAGCTTGAGTTGTAAGACGGTCAGCTTCATCTAAGAACATGATTGTTTCTTTGATACCTGTTCGGGATAGTGGAGCAACATCTTCCTCCACGAAATCTATTCCTCTTGTCCGTTTGGATGAGGCGTTAAACTTATGCACTTGATAATCTAGCTCGGCAGCTAAAGCGTATGCTAGAGAAGTCTTACCCGTTCCTGGTTCAGGGGAATAGAAAAGAAAGTTCTGCATGGATGCACCATCTGATTCAACGATGGCTACCATTTCAGGTGTGATATGGTCTTGACCGCACATATCCTCAAGGATCTTCGGTCTGTATTTTTCAACCCAAAGCTGCTTCATTCTTCCTCATCTCCCCTATTGTATCGTTCATTGGCAGCATCTAATAACTTCTGTTGGTTATCTCTATCCAACATAGACCAAATGCTCGCTGGGTTCTCGCGTTTAGCATCAAGATACTTCTGAACATACTCTTTACGGTGTGGTTCCATTTCATCATACTTCTGACCAAAAAGAGCAAACAAAAACTCATCTCCGGTTGTGTTCCATAGATACATCAGAAAATCATTTACTGCTTCGTATTGTTTGCTCATCCAACCCACCACCTTCTAGGGTCACTTGACCTCACAACCAAAGCACGAACATTGTTCTTTGTATCTCGAATCTCAATCCATTGACCGGCTTTTGCATTTCGCACCCATTGGCTGAAGCGAGTCATATTCCAAAATTGAGATGCCTCAATAACCGCTTTCATAGATAACTGTAATTGTGTTCCTTGCTCAAATGCCATTCTAGTTAGCACCCCACTCTCTGTTGATATTATTACTATCCATTTACTCATGAATCCAACCCCTGCATTTTACTTTTTTACCACACCAAATACAATGAACCTTTACTGTCAGCAATAGATTCTTTGTCTGCTGGATGGTTGCTGATTCCGCGTAGTTATTCAAATCCTTTGTTGATCCAGCAACAGTAAAAAGGTGTGAATCTTGACCGGCAGGTGCTTGATTACAGGTTCCCTTATCGCTCATTCATTAGCACCTCTATTATGAGCGTGTGCTAAGGTTGTCACTTCATCAAAGTCTGGTTCATCCATCATATCAAAATAATACTCTATGGCAATCCTTAGTAATTCACTACGG